TGGAGCTGATACTCTTAAAAAATTATTAGCATTAAAAATTCGTTGGGTTGAAGCAGATGGTGATGTAATTTCAATAGGATTTTAATATGAAAAGTTTAAAAGAAGCATTTGTAAAAGGACAAACTTACGGAGGAACTGCTTGTAAGGGTGGTTGTTTTATGGGTAAGGAAGGTTTAAAGAAGATAATTAAAATATCCAAAGAATTACCTAATAATGTTTTCATGTTTAGAGATGATAACTACTCTGGATTACAACCACACTTTATTAAGAATGGTGTAGTTGCTAAAGCAAATACAATTGGCAATCCATCTTATGATTTGGAAAGAAATAAAGTAAGAAATTTAAATATAGGTAAAGATGTAATTCTTTCTGTTAGATTATTTGAATCAACAAACGAATAGTAAAATGAAACTTTCAGAGTGCATCATTGTATCTAAAGAAATTAAAGATAAGTTTATCCTAGCTAAAAATAGAGATAGAGCTTATAATCCATCTTTAGAAATTGTACATACTATAATTGATGGTGTGGAAGTTGCATATCTACATGATTTAATAACTGATTGGAGTGAGGGTTTAAACGAAAATGGAATTGGTGTTGTAAACTCAGCACTATTAGTTGGACACGATGAAGCTGAAGCTAAGCTTGTAAAAAAAGCTGGTAAACCTGGACCTGATGGTGATAAGATGAGAAACATCATTAAGCAACCTACTCTAATAGATGCAGTAAGAGCTGCACTATCATATAAGGGCAAGAGTGGATTATCTCTTAAAGGTCATACATTTGTATCATCTACAAAACATATGGTTAGTATTGAAACTACATCAAAGCATAAGCCGGATGTTAAACTTCAAAACTCCGAATCACCTGTTGTTCGTACAAATCACGGACATATGTTCACCGATGCTGGATATACAAGCGGTGAGAAATATCTAAGTTCAAAAATGAGAAAGATATCAGCAGAGAAATCAGTTGATAAAGTAGAAGATTGGAAAGAAATAGCACAAGCTATGAGAAAAGAATATTTTCCAAAAAGACCGGCTCTTAATATGAAAAGAGATACGGAAGAAATGTCTACATCATCTCAAACTGTAATGAATCTGACAGACCGTATATTACAAATAACTTACTTTAAGGGTAAGGTAAACGAATTCAAAGGTATTAATAAACAATTACCCGAAGGATATCAACCAAAGATTACAATTGAAGTAATCCCAGTTTAATTTCAACATTTTAATAGAATCATATTTATATACATACAAAATGTAAATATATTAATATGTCAACAGAATTCGAATTATTCAAAGGTAAATCATTAAGTGGTCTTTTTGAAGATATCTACAACAACCAAGTTTCTAAAAAAACAAAAATTAGTGCTTTAATTGAGGAACTAAAGAAAATGGTTAGACATGCAGGTGATATGGGAACTTTAGGTCCTGTGATTGGTGGATTGATTGATAGTTCAGTTAAGAACGATGACCAATTGGTTAAATTAGCAACAATAGCAACTAAGATTATAGCATCTGAAAAGAAAACAGAAGGACAAGAAGGATTCTTATCTGCATTTGAGAAAGAACAATTACTTAGAGATTTGGAAGATACAAAGCAAGAAGTTGAAAGAGTTGATGATTTGGAATTTGAGTTAGATGAATTAAAAAAGAAAATGAAATAATATGGGATTCAATGATAGAATACTGCATAGTAATGCATCTGCAAAAACTAATGTAAATATAATACCTAAAAATACGGGTGTAGTATATGATATTTGTTTAGATGATTCACATGAAATAGCTAAGCAAACTAAAGGTGGTAGTGCATTTATAGGTTCTATTAGATTTAGAAATCCAAATAATTTATCAGCAGATTCATCTCAATTATCAATAGCACACCCAGCTGATAAAAATTTTATAAACATTCCTCTAAAGAATGAAATAGTAAAGATACATGAAAGTGATACTGGGCAATACACTTATAGTAGAATTGGTAACGAAGCAAATCCATCTATATCTGCAAATTCGAATTTAATAAAAAATAAATTTTCTGAAAAACCCCAAGCACAAAATACAGCAAAAAATTATAAAAGTGTAGCGGTTACCGGAATTCCAAAATCAAATAAAGGAGATTCTGATTTATATAGTGGATTTGGTAAATATTATAATCCTCAAGAAAAACTTCACAAATTAAAATTATATGAAGGTGATTCTTTAATACAATCTAGATTTGGTCAATCAATAAGATTTTCTGCATTTAATAATCCAAAAAATGTATTTGCACCAAATATAATAATTAGAAATGGCGAATCTGCAGATAATAGAAAAAATGAAGAAAATTCAAATGTTGAAGAAGATATTAATAAAGATGGTTCAATAATAGCTTTAACATCTGGAGAATATCAATTAGGATTTATACCAGGAATAGTAGATGAAAAAGGTAAGGGTGATTTTCAAACTAAACCGGAATCATTTGAAGATTATCCAACAAAATTAATTGGTGACCAATTACTTCTTAGCTCTGGAAGAATAATACTTTCAGCAAAAAATGCAGAAATGCTATTTTATTCAAAAAAGAATTATGGATTTATATCAGATGGTTCAATGTCAATCGATAACAAAGGTGGTATTGATATAAGTGTTGGTGATAATATTAATATTATAACAAATGATAGAGATATAAACTTTGTAACAGGAAATGGTACTATGTTTTTTGGAAGTGAAGATTTAGAACCAATGGTAAAAGGACAACAATTAGTAGACATATTATCTGAATTAATAGATGCAATAGGACAACAACAATATTTAACACCATCGGGCCCGTCCGCATTAGGACCTGTAAATTCTCCTGATTTTGGTATGATTAAATCAAAATTGAATAGTATTTTAAGTCAACGAACTCAATTATCATAAAATGTCTTGGGTAACATTTAAACAAAATATTGTAAGAATGAGTGAAAACCCTGAATCTATAAATAATATAGATTTAGTAGCTAAGACATATGCGGAAGAATATGATGCTTGTATAAAAAGGGGAATGGATATTATTAGTATGGCAAGTGTAAAGCAAGGTAATGTTGAAACTATGAAAACATTATTTAAATTTGCATTACAACAAGGCCAATTATCAACAGTAGGATATGATTTAGTAGGTGCTATGGGACCCGGTGTAATTGCATATTGGAGCTCCGCTGTTTTAAATGAATTTCCAATTCCAATAATACCAGCACCTGGTACTGTTTCAAATATATCAGTTTATTATAATATGGCAATGACGCCTGGTTTATGGAAACCGGCATTTCTAATTCCACCAACAACTATACCACAAACATTGGTTGATATTTTTATATTTTACGCACAATCACATTTAGCAACAATAACTGGATTCATTATTACCAATTCGTTATATCCTCCATTTGCCACACCTGGCCCTGCTATAATAAATTGGACGGGATATTTCATAGACCCAGCCCCAGTATCAGTAAAAGTATCATTGGATATTCCTGCAGGCGAACTTTACCAAAAACCTGAACAAGAACCAGAAAATGAAATATCAAATGAAATATTAAGTATCAATGATTTGCCTGCAGATGCAACTACATTTGAAAGTGCTGAACAAGAAGATGTTATTGTATTTCTACCACCTGCACCAAAGGGTGGTGGGTTTAGTTCTGGTAGGACTGATGTTACAATTGTAAATTTAGGTGCTTTGGATTTAAGCGCTGATTGGATAACACTATCTTCAAAATTCATTGGTAGACATGAAGGATTTTCACCTAAAGCTTTAAACGACGAGGGAACTCCTAGATTGGGATTTGGTTCTGATAAGATACTTGATGGTGGCAAAATTAGAAATGTTAAGTATGGAGATACCACCACCACCGCAGATGCTTTAAAAGTACTACAATATGAGGTTTCTGTATCATATAAAGGTAGATTGGTAGGTACTGGAGCAACAAAAATATCAGAAGCAGATTTTAATAATTTAAATAACAAACAAAAAGCTGCATGTTTGAGTTTTGTATATAATTGTGGTAGTTTACGAAAGGGAATAGCACAAGCAATAAGAAATAGAAACTATGCAGAAGCCGCAGCTGGATTATTAAATGGGCCGGTTAAGGGGTCTCAAAGTGGTAAAATATATCCAGGGTTAGTTAAGAGAAGAAAGGAAGAGTCCACATTGTTTCTATCATAATCTCAAAAATACTTAATTTAAATATTTATAAACATAACAAACAAAGAATAGAATATTATGGACATGGATAAACTATTAGAAGCCATTCAAATTCTTATTAAAGAGGAGCTTAAAGAGCAATTACCTGCTTTAATTAAGGAAGGTGTGAAGGCTGAAATGAAAAAGATGCTATCCGAAGGTAGAATAGCACCAAAACCACAATCAAATGGAATTTCAATGGCTAAGGCTATATTGGGTGATGAGACTATTACCGAATCAGTAGCACCAAAAGTAGTGCCTCAAAAGCAATTTAGCAAAAACCCAATGATTAACCAAATACTAAACGAAACTAGAGGTGGAATACCACAAGGTGATGGTGGATTTAGAACAATGAATTTTGGACAAGGTGATATGGGTTCAATTGTAGGTAGAACTGCAATTGCAGATAAAATGGGTTATGGTGATTTAGCCAAAGGACCTCAACCAACTGGATTGGGTGTAAACACTGGAGTAGCTGAAATAGATAAAGCTCTGAATAGAGATTATTCGGAATTGGTAAAAAGATTTAAAAAGAAATAATGGCAATTGTATTAGGGCAGAAATTAGTAAAAGATACCAAACAGTATAATGATTATGCTATCGGTATAACACTGCCTATACAAATTGGTAATACTGCTTTTAATCAATCATTTACAACAATTGAGCAAACAAAATCAAATATAAAAAATTTACTACTTACAAAAAAGTATGAAAGGATAATGCAACCAAATTTAGGTAGTGGATTGCAAGAATTATTATTTGAACCTAATGATGATGACTTAGCAGAAAAAATAGAAAATACAATAAATAGTTCTATGGAAACTTGGTTACCATTTGTAACAATTGAAGATATATCAATAGAGCAATCCAATGAATTAAGAGATACTAATCAAGTAAATGTTTCTTTGAGATTTAGAATAGAAAATAATGTTAATTTAGAAACTCTATCATTTAACGTTCAAGCATAATTAAAATGGCAATAAACACAATAAATAAAAATTTTAAAAATAAAGGTAAAGATATAAAATATCTTAATAAAGATTTTTCAAGCTTTAGAGCTAACTTAATTGAGTTTGCTAAAACATATTTTCCAAAAACATATTCTGATTTTAATGAAACTTCACCTGGTATGATGTTTATTGAAATGGCATCCTATGTTGGTGATGTGTTGGGATATTATATTGATGATACTTTAAAAGAATCATTAATGCCATTTGCAGAGGATGAACAAAGTATGTTGGCATTGGCACAATTTTTAGGATACAAACCAAAAGTAACATCGCCAGCAATATCTACATTATCTGTATATCAATTAGTACCATCAATAGGAAGTGGAGCTAATAATAGACCCGATTCAAAATTTTATTTAAGAATAAAAGAGGGAATGGCGGTACAATCGCCTAATAACATAGAATTCAGAACAACAAATATTGTTGATTTTGAAGATTCGGTTGATAGAGAAATAACTGTATATGAAAGAGATGCAAATACCGGAGAGCCTGTATTTTATTTAGTTAAAAAATATGTACAAGTAATTTCGGCAGTTGTAAAAGAAAAACAAGAATTATTTGGTGATTATGAATCTTTTCAAAAAATTGATTTGGAAGATACTAATATAATTTCTATATATGATGTTAGGGATTCAAATGGAAACAAATATTATGAAGTACCTTATTTAGCACAAGAAATGGTATTTGTCGATTACCCAAATACAGAAGCAAATGACCAAGAATTATATCAATTCAAATCAACTGTACCATATATTTTAAAAACAATTAAAACTGCAAAAAGGTTTACTACAAAAATAAATCAAGATAGTACAACAACTATTCAGTTTGGTGCAGGTGACCCAACTGCTAGTGATGAGCAATTGATTCCCAATCTTAAAAATGTTGGTTTAGGGTTACCTAACTCAATTAGCAGATTAGGAGAATCATTCGACCCAACAAACTTCTTAAAAACAAAAACATATGGCACATCGCCATCAAATACAACAATAACTGTAAAGTATTACGTTGGTGGAGGTGTTGTATCGAATGTATCACAAGGACAATTAACAAAAATATCTGGAATTGAATTTGATGATGATACATCCGCATTTAATAACGCAGATAGAATAACATATAATACTATAAAAAACTCTGTAGCTGTTGATAATGAAATCCCAGCTACTGGTGGTAGAGATGGTGAAACATTAGAAGAAATTAGACAAAATGCATTAGCAAACTTTGGTTCACAAAATAGAGCAGTAACTGCAAAAGATTACCAAATTAGAGTATTATCATTACCTTCAAAATATGGTGGAATAGCAAAAGCATATGCTGTGGCTGACGGTACATTAGATAATAACTCACCAGCATCCATATTAGCATCTCCAAATCATTTGCAAGAGTTTACTGATTTGGTTATGAGTTTTGTTAATAAACCAGATTCGCAAGAACCAACAGAAGGAAGTATAAAACAAGATATTACTAGATTTTTAATTGGTAAAACTGCAAATGAAAACGAAAAAAATAATCCATTTGCAATTAATTTATATTTGTTAGGATATGATGTTAATGGTAATCTTACTAATCTTAATAGAGCAGTTAAAGAAAATCTTAAAACATATTTAAATGAATATAGATTATTAACCGATGGTATTAATATTAATGATGGATTTGTTATTAATATTGGTGTTGATTTTGAAATAGCTGTTTTTGGAAACTACAATAAGAGTGAAGTATTAACAAACTGTATAGTTCAGTTAAAAGATTATTTTACTATTGATAATTGGTCATTTAATCAAACAATTAATTTAAGTGAAATTGAATTACTAATAGCAAATGTTGAAGGAGTTTCATCAGTTCCTATGGTTAAAATAACAAATAAATGTTCTGGTAAATATTCTTCAAATTCATATAATATAGAAGCGGCAACTAAAGATAAAATTGTATATCCATCTTTAGACCCTTCGGTTTTTGAAATTAAGTTTCCTGATGCAGACATAAAAGGCAGAGTAAAATAATGGCATACTATTTTTTAACAGCATCAAAAGATGCATCGGTGTATTTACAACAACCAAATCAGAATACTGGTTTGGATGAAATATTGGAAATAAGTAAAGTATATTATGGAAACATCAAAGATGTATCGCATGTTCTACTTAAATTTGATTTAGGATATGTATCCGCATCAATTTCTAATAATAGTATTTCAATGAGTTCTGCTGAATTAATACTAAAAGAAACTAAAAGTGAAGAAATTCCATTAGAATACACTATATTTGCAAATCCAATTTCTGGAAGTTGGGAAATGGGTACTGGTACTAGATTTGATAATATATCAACACAGGGTGTGACTTGGAATTATAGAGAAGGAGATTCTTCGTTGGAGTGGTTGCAAAATAATTTCGCACCAAATACAGCAGCAAGTATAAATAATGGAGTTGGTGGAACTTGGTACACAAACTATAATGCATCACAAACATTTAGTTATCAAACAGCTGATATTAATATGAATGTAATATCACTATTAAGAACTTTTGTAAGTGGCTCAATTCCAAACGATGGTATTATTCTAAAATATTCAACAGCAAATGAGACTGATACTGCTGATTATGGTATTTTAAAATTCTTTAGTAAAGAAACACATACTATATATCAACCAAAAATTAGAATAGGTTGGGATGATTCTGTATTTTCTACGGGTACATTAACCCCATTAACTGCAAATGATATTAAAGTTGGTGTAACTAATTTAAAAAAGGAATATAATATAGGTACTATTGCAAAGATACAAGTATTTGGTAGAGAGTTATATCCATTAAAAACATTTTCAGATACATTTCAATACTCAACTTCAAAATATTTACCACAAACTACATATTATCAAATAAGAGATTTTTCATCAAATGATATTATAATCCCATTCAGTGATTATTCTAAAGTTAGTTGTGACTCTAATGGAAATTATATAAAAGTTAATTTTTCAAATTGGGAAGCTAACAGAGTTTATAAAATAGAATTTAAAGTAGATAATAACGGAAGTGTTGAATACTTTGATAATGATACAACTTTTAGTTTAGTAAAAAATTAATATGGCAAAAACTGGATTACAAAATGAGCAATTAATAAGTGAACTTTTAGTTAGTGGTTCGATGGCAATAACAACTAAAAATCCGTTTGGTGTCCATACTTTTGAGCAAACTAATAATGAAGATGGTGTTATTTCTGGAAAATTATTAAAACCAAAATATAATGAAGTAGAATTAATTAAATCTATTGATACTAGAATTTTTGAGTTATTACCACCAGAACCGCCACCATTTGATGATAGAGTACCTAGACCAATATATAATGAAGCAACTCAATCGGTAATTGATTTAACTGCACAAGTCGTTGTTTTAAATAGGACAGTTTTGGATTTAAGAGCAAAAGTGCAAGATGTAGAAATAGTTTCGGAGAGTTTAAAAGTACAACTGGATTTAAAAGATTTAAATTTAGCAGCTTCACAAAACCAAACTGGACAACTAACAACAAAAATATCAAGTACAATAACCGATTTACAAAATGCAATACAAAAAGGTACTTCTGAAGCAATTCAAAGAGTATCTTTATTTGCTAGGAATCAATCACTACAACAAGAGTTAAGTGCTTTAAGAATAGCCGCATCGGCAAAAGAGCAGGCATTAGCAGCAGGAGCAGTTTCAACAGGTCAATTGGCAAGTATATTATTTGATAAGGGAGACCCAACAAAAGCAACCACTCAAAAGATGATTGGTATGGATTATAATGGTGCGGGAGCTCCACCTAATGCATTTGGACCACCTGGTAATGATTATTCAAATACATTCAGAACTTATTTTGAAGTAATTGCATCTTCTGGTTTAACTGGAAAAAAAGAAGTAACTGTTGATATTAAATTCTCAGGAGCTTTTAATCAATCTATTTGGGATTTTGGATTTGCATTGCCTGTTAAAATAAAAGCAGGTGATACTAAACGATTTGATTTAAAAGTACCATCCGCATACTTTAAAGGATTTAAAGGTGGAAAAAATAAAAGAAAACCAGCACAATATGATTTTACATTTAGTATAATAGTATCAGATGGAACTAAAACTGAAAATAAAGATTTTACTGTACATATATACAAATATTAATAGATTACAATTATGGCAATAAAAACATTCAAAGAAATATTAGATAATAAAGGATATCGTATTAATTCAAATGATAGAAAAGTATTTGAAAATGGAGATATTCAGTCATTTTTTGGATTGGGTCAAAATGATTGTATTGAATTTATTATATATGATATAAATGATAATCAACTTCCACAAAAAGATGGTAATTTGGTTAGATATATACCATTAACAACTGATAATATTAAAGATTATTTTTTAATAGCAGAAGGTACTATATTTCAAAAGTATCAATTGCCAAATGAATATTTTATAGATGTTGAAAGACTTTTAAGAGAAGGTGGATATAATAATGGTAATTTTAAAACACAAATAACTCTTATTAATAAAAGAGTTGGTAGTGAATTAAATAATGATAAACTTTGGATATCTGAAATATCACCATCTAGAACTGAAGTTAGACTATTTCCTATAAGAGATGCAAATAATATAAATAAAGATTTGGAAGATAGATTTTCTTTATTTACGAAAGGTGGTGAGTTTAGAGATGATACTATAAATTCTTCTTTTAATTTTGTAGAAGCAATTACACCAACTACAATAAGTTCATTTATGAAAAGAAAGTATTCTGAAAAATGGTTGAATAAAATGATTGGCGAATTTAAAATAAAAGATTTTGATACATTTATAACAACAATACATAATAAATTTTTAGAAGCCTCAATATATGAATTTACAAACAGAATATCAGATTTAAAAAATATAAATTATGGTAAACCAACTAATAAAAAAACAAAAATTGAATTATCAAAAAATGAAATTATAGAAATTTCTAAAAAGATTTTAGTTAGTACAATAGAATATTACTTAACAAAGCAAGATATTAAAACAACAACAACATTTGATTCTGGTATAAATGAATCTATGGATGAAGTTGGAAACGTAATACAATCATTAGAATCAAATACAACAATAGATACTTCATCTCCTGTTGTGAATGTTGGAGAATCAAAAACACTAACACAGACAGACATTCAATTGGAATTGGAAAAGCAAATTAAAATTGAATTACCAGAGGAAGAACCAATAGATATTAAAATAATAACACCTGATGATGAGCCAGATTATATACCTCCACCAAGCGGCGGAGGTGGTGGTGGATTTGCTGGTGGTGGTTCATCAATTGGTAATCCTGAAGATGGTGGGTTGGGTAGACCTAATTTGACAGAGTCTGGCTTGGGTAGAGAGCGAATGGAATTTAAATAATATAAAAATGAATAAATGAGAGCAGTAGAAGATATAATAATTGATGGAGATGTTGTAACCGGAGGCGGTGGTGGGAGTATCACGTCTGCTGATACTGGAAATGTAATATTAACAAACATACCAAATACTGTACTATCTAATAAATCATATATTATAAACGTAGATTCAAATGTAAAAGATGCGGATATTATTGTAAATGGTGAATCTATATCTAAAAAAACAAATAATACAATTACAATATCAACTGGTAATTTATTATTAAGAGGAGATACTGAAATTAAATTAAAAAAAGATGGATATGTTTCAAGTGACAAATATATAGTATCTTTAGTAACGAATTCAAATTATAATAGAAATCCAAATTATAATACGGCCGCCCAATTATTGGGAAATGATAGTGGAATGAATACTCAAAATATTTTTACTAGTTTACCGAACGTACCAAAAGATAATTTAGAATATTCAGAAGAATCATTATATACTATAAATATAAAGAAATTTATAGATGATGTTGAACAATCATATACAACTTTCAATGATGGACAATATTCAAATACTATTTTATTTAACTTAGAAAGGCAAATAGTACCAGAAGAACCAGTATTGAAATTTACTGAAATTAATTTAAATGGTCCTGATAGTTCTGTTAATATAATAACCAATATAGTAAATTCAGAAGGTGTATTAACTGTTGGAGAAACAATAGTATTAAAAAATGGAAATAATAAAATAGCAATACCAGAGGGGGGTAAGGCAATTATACAATCAGCTGATTTAAAAAATTATAGAATTAAAACTATAAATATAGAATCTGATTTATATAAACCAAAAACTTTAGAAGCTAACTCAAATGAAGATAGTATATCTACTACAATTGATTTAAATAATGCAAATTATAATATTAGTATTATTTCTGAAATATTTGTAACAAAAATAGTAAGAAAACCAACATTAGAACTAAATAAGGCAGAACCAAATAGAAAATATAATTTAAACTCAAAAGCAGATTATCCGATAGGATTAAGTAAAAGTACTAATACATCAAAGATTACAGCTTATATAAATAATCAAACATTTACATTTTCAAACTTAGATACATCGGGAGTATCTCTTTTCAATCGTCCATCCGCGGAATCAAAAAGTGCAGTAATTATTATACCAGCTAAAGCATTTTCTACAGTTGGAAACTATAAATTAATATTAGTACCCTCAGATGTGGATGGTGATGGTGATAAGCTTGAATTAACAATAAATGTTAATAGTGAGCAGTATGTTGGTGTGCCTGATATTAGAAATATAAAATATCCATCATTATTAAAAGGACCAGATTTTGTTGGAACTGATGTAAATTTTGCTATAAGTTATGAATCTGTAAATACTGATTATGTAAAAATATATAAAGTAGGTAGTAATAGATTTATAAGAGCAACGGCAGCTGGTATAGTAAACTTAAATTTCCAAGAATTATTAAAATTAGATGGTACTGAAGTTTCTGAAACTGGCGATTTAATAAATATTACTTTAAAATTAGTACCCTATAATGAGAGTGGATATCAAGTTGTAGTTGGTAAAGAAGAATTTATTAATATCAGTTTTGATAAGGGTGATTTAACTATTCCTAGAGATGTTGCTATTAGTAGAATTGCTGATGGATTTATTTCTCAATTTGATTCTAGAATTTTTGAAAACGAAACATCAAAATATTTAACTCATTTATTACATATTGGAAATGGTGATACTAAAGTAATTACAACTTGGGTTGGTAGTGAAAATTCTTTAATATTAAAATTATACGAACCATTACCTACATCAATACAAACAAATCAACAAGTTTGGATTTCTAAATTACAATCACAACCAATAGTTGAAACAATAACTATAAATGGTGTTGATGAAATATATTGTAATCCATTAAAAGGACCTAATTTTACATTAGAACAAAGTACTGGAATTGCTTATCAAGTTTATGATGATTTAATAGCAAGTGGTTCTACAACATCAAATGATTTAGTAACTAGATTTTTAGAAAGCTCTGGAATAGATACTACTAAATTAAATATACAATATGTAAGTGGGTCTAATTATACGTTTTCAAACTTTACTAATTTTAGTTCAGCAGAAGAAAGAGTAAACAATTTCTTTTATAAAGTAAAATTAATAGAAACTTATAAAGAAAGATATGAAGGTTTAATATCTCCAACATTCATACCACCATATGGTGCATTTGATGGAGGATTATTAACAGAAAATGGATTCCAAACAATTACCGAAGATGGGTTATATGATATTCAATGGGAAATTGCACAATTTTCTGGGGTATCACAAGCTGGAGAAGCTAAAAAAGTATTAGATACTATAAATTCTTTAATAAGAGGATTTGATGGATTTGAAAGATTTTTATATTCATCTATAAACGATTTAGCGTATCCAAAAACAGCAGAAGCACATCCTATAACTGGATTACCATATTATAAATTAAGAGCAACAACTCATTTTGAAGTAACTGCATGGTATAATTCTTTAGTAGATGCATCATCGGAATATGACAAATATAATCCAAATTATTTAGTTAATAATATACCTGAATTTATAACAGAAGATTATAACAATAATGATTTTTTAGTATTTTTGGATATGATTGGACAGCACTTTGATATTCTTTGGGTTTATATAAACAATTTATCAAAGATTAAAGTATTAGAGCATAAGCAAGTAAATGGAGTTTCAAACGATTTGGTTCATTCTTTATTAGAATCATTTGGTTGGAATACAAAAAGAGCATTTAATTCTGAATTAATATGGGAGTATGCATTTGGTACTAATAAAGATGGTTTTCAAAAATATGGTATGCCATTAGCAGATGCTAATAATGAAGTTTGGAGAAGAATATTAAATAACTTACCATATCTATTAAAACATAAGGGTACTGCTAGAGCTATGAAAGCTATTATGGCTTGTTATGGTGTTCCTCAATCTATGTTGACTATAATGGAATTTGGTGGACCTCAAGATCCTACAAAGGGTGGTAGTTCAAAATTTACATTTGATGATAGAACAGCAGCTATATTATTAAGAGAGGAATCTAGTGTAATAGTACCTTGGCACGCAATACCATCCACATTAGAATATCCAAATTGTATTGAGTTTAGAATCAGACCTTCTGGTAGTATAGATAATGTAGCAACATTAATATCTGGAAGTGAATTTACTTTAGATTTGGTGCAAACAACTGGTTCTTTTTATAAATTAGAATTGAATTTTGGAGGAAATGATTCAAACAGCACATACTTTGAAACAGGCACAGTTTATGTTGCACCTGAATTGACTGGAGAATATGCATTCGGCCCTGATTTAAAAACAGGTAGTTTAGAATTTCCACTTTCAAATGAACACTATTCAAATGTAGTAATCAATAGACATAATAATCCAGATTCATCTTCTTGGTATGAAGTTTGGTTAGGTACATCAGATGGTAATAGAATTATAACTTCGGTTAGTATGTCTATGATGTATAATGATTCCCAATGGACAGGTTCTACACCTAATTTACTTATTGGTGGCAAAGGATATGCTGGTGAATTTGATGAATTCCGTTTTTGGAAAGTTCCTTTACAAAGAAGTAAATTTGAAAATCATACTCTATTCCCTGATGCAATCAATGGAAATGATTTTGATTCATCAACAAAAGATTTAATGTTCCGTTTGGATTTTGAATATCCAAAAGATAGAACTGTAACTGAAAATATAGGAATTAAGAATGTTGCTATAAGCGATACATATGGTGAACCATTTGCATCGGCAAGTAATATGTATTCGGCTTCAACCTATCCGTATCAATACGCACCATATGATAGAACTGTAACGGCTACTGTACCATCTTTAGGATTTAACTATTCCAATAAGATTAGATTTGAATCTTCATCATTGGTTGGTGATTTATCCTATAAAACAAGAGCAACTAAAAAATCATTTGATAGAGCTCCAATTGATACAAATCGTTTAGGATTATTTTTCTCTCCAATTAAGGAGTTGAATATGGATATCTTAAAAGCATTTGGGGATTTTAATATTGATAATTATATTGGAGATCCTGGTGATGAGTATAAAGATACATATTCTCAATTAGATACTTTAAGACATTATTATTTTGAAAGACTTGATAACAGAGATATCTATGAATATATAAGATTAATTAAATATATTGATAAATCTTTATTTGAAGTATTATCAGATTTAGCACCAGCTAGAACAAATATAGTGAAAGGTTTGTTAATAGAACCACATTATTTAGAAAGAAGCAAAACTCGTTGGGATAAGCCAAAATCATTAAGAAATGATTTTGAAACTACAATAGATACTAATGAGAATTATATATTAGAAAGTGAATCAATTCCAAAAGATGCATTATTAGACGCAACTGATGTAGCAACACTCATAAGTGATGTTAGTAGTGAAGAAACTACAATTGATGCAAACGATGGAATAACATTTGAAGGAAGTAATCCTAATTATGATACTACAATTGATTCAACTGAAATAATTACATTTGAATCAAGCGCTCCATTCTATGATACATTTATCCAATGTCCTAATGGGGCTAGTTTGGTTGGTGAAGCTGATTCATTTACATTTACTGAAATTGGTATGGATAAGGATTCTTTGGCCAATAGGGGATTTGGGTTATATGCAAAAAGTGGTACTGGTATAGTTAGTAATTATGAACCATTATTTGGAAATTACCATCCAACTTCTGGAAGTAGAAAAAGTATTTTCTTAGTAAAGGAGCAATATAGTCAAAATGTAAATACATTAGTAAAGGGATGGCCAACTAATGGAGCTCTTTTAGGTGAAGCTCAAAAATATGAAAAAGTAGCAGTTACTAAATACAAATATAAAGTTTCTACACTCAATTGGAGTGGAAGTATATCTATTGGTAATGAAGTAGTTTCAGTAGAAGCATTAAACGGATATTTCCCAACTCACTATAAATACAAAAACAATTTGGGTGAGGGTATGATTCGTTCATTCTGGAAAGGTTCTCAACAAACTGCAGCAACTACACCTGATGGGTTATCGGCAGTTGAGACATTTACTACCAACCCTAATATCCTTAAAGTGGCTAAGACTGGTAGAGGTAGTGGTGAACCAATACTTGAAGTAGATTAATTGGAAAATAAAAATTAGTTATATTTATAGAATATAGATAAAAAACAATATCAAATGGCATATTTAGATAACACAGAAATTACAGTAGATGCAATTCTTACCAAAAAAGGAAGACAAAAGTTAGCATCGGGTCAATCATTAAACATTACAAAGTTTGCTTTGGGTGATGATGAGATTGATTATACGCTTTATGAACCAGCGCATCCAAAAGGTTCTGCATATTATGATTCAGCAATTAGAGCTATTCCTATTACGGAAGCTTCTCCTGATGAAACACAGGTATTAAGATATAAATTAGTTACCCTTCCAAAAGGAACTACTCAAATCCCAACTGTTAAATTAGGTATAAATCAAGTTAGTGCAACTCAATTAGAAGGTGGTGTAGGATTAACTCCAACAACATCTCCTACCGGAAACGGAAACGCTGGATATACAATGGTATTGGCAGACCAAAGAGCTGGTACATTAACTGTAACTAGAGCTGCTGGCGCTGGCAATACAAATATATTTTTGGGTGATGAAATTACAACAACTGCACAAGTAGTGAGTGGTTTAGAATTCAGATTTACACCAAATCCAAATTTAACAATAGATGTTTCTACAACTATAACTGTATTTGGTAATGAAACTGGAGGTTCTCAAACTATACCTGTAATTATAACATACAAACAATCTGTATAAAATAAAATAGAAATAAGAAAATGGCACAAATAACAAACCCAAATATAACTTCGCAGATTGCAGCACTTGCTAACACTGGTACAATTGATTCAAATGCGATAGTACAATTATTAAATTCAGCTCTACCAGCTACTCAGCAAATTGCAACTACTGGAACAACTGGTACAGGTCTTTACAAAAGATTTGGTGAATTTGATAAAGTAAACGCTAAAATAGAAGTAGTAACAACTGGATTATGGAGTAATGATTCTGGTTCATTAACACAATTCTTTACATCATCAAATCAAGTAGCATCTACAAGTGGTAGATACTATTGGAATGTTTATAATTTAGACCCTAGATTGAGTGAAGTAGAAGATATTCAATTTGCAATTGCATATGGGCATGTTGATGGAAGTGGTTCTGTTTCTTTACAAAATAGTGATGAAGCATTGTTACCATCTAAAGCAACATACGCTCAATATAAATCAATGTTGTTAGACCCAACTCTTTCTAAATTCCAATTTGATAATAGTTCAGGAATTGCAACTGATGCAAATGGTATTTACATTATTAACTTCTCTAGAAATAGATATAGAGAGAAAATGGATGCTGGTAACTGGTCATTAACGGTATCTGGTTCTAACGGATATTTTACATTAATTGATAATAGTGGTAAGAAATTTGGTGATACTTTGGGATTGAGTGGTAATGTGTTTAAAGTAGTTTCTGGTTCATTAGAATTAGGTACTCAAAGTGAAGCTACAATTAAAAATACAACTGAAACTTCGACTGGACAAGGATATGGAGCATTTTATCCTGATAGAGGTATTATAGTACTTAATGCAGCAGCGATAGGTGGATTGGTTGGAACTGTTAGAGATGGTGGTGGTGCTAGTTTGGGAAGTGCAACTGGTAACTTATCAATATTAGCGGACCAAGATAATCACAAATTATTATATCATGCAATAAGTGCATCATACAATCCAGCAGCTGGGCAAGGTGATTTTCAGGCTAGAAGAACTGAAAATGTATCTACGCAACACTTCTTTGTAAGAGCAACAAATAGAGAATTTAATTACTCTAATAACCCTACTTACTTAGCAGCAGATGGTACATTTACTGAAACATCATTTAATACTGACCCTCAAACTTACATTACAACTGTAGGTTTATTAAACGATTCAAATGAATTAGTTGCAGTTGCTAAAACTTCTCAACCAATTGTTAAATCTTTTGATAAAGAGGTTTTGATTAAAGTTAAATTATCATTCTAATTTAATTAGAAACATAACAAAGAGAACCCCCTTAATTGGGGGTTTTTCATTTAACCAATATTTATATACAAATCGGAAGATTAAATGATTAAAGAAATTCCAAAATCTGATATTATAACTAGACCTATGAAGGTCTACAAAGAATGGACATTAGATGAGAATGATATATATCCAATTTTTGGTACAAATGGTGCCAATACATTAATTGATATTGATAACGATGATACAAGTCATGGTTATAATCAAAAAGTAATTCATGCATCAATAAAATCTCAATTTTACACAAACCCATCAACGGCATCTATTTTAACAGAAGTTGGATTACGAAAATCATATGCATCAACGGATGAAAGAATTTTAGAAGATGATATAGCTGTATTTTCCATCCCACAAATATATTATGGTGAGGGAATAAAAGTTGGAACGGTTGTATTAGAAGATGAACAATTAGGTAGAACATACACAGACGATGGATATTCAAACCTTATTGATTCTGGTAGTAATATAAAGGGAAACGTATTTTATGATAGAGGATTGGTTGTGATATCTAAAGATATAGTTAGTGGTTCTGTATTATCTCAATTTACTTTAAATTTTCGTTCAACAAAAACAATATTTGAAAACGAAGTATTCATACCGGTATTAGAAAGTGAGTTTAATTATTCACAAAATCCATCAGCTGTATATGAAGATGGTAGCAGACTTTACACTCATATAATGCAAAGGCCAGGTTCTACAAAAATTGGAGATTTGGTTACATCATCATTTTATGATGCTGGAATTAAATGGGTAAAATCCGCATTTCTTCAATATGAAGCAAGTAGTTCTTTAGACCAAACTGGTTCATTTTTAGCACCATATATTACTACAATCGCATTGTATGATAATGAATTAAATATGGTTGCAGTAGCTAAACTTCCACAACCAATTAAGTCTTTACCTGATTACCCTGTAAACTTTATTATTCGTTTTGACACATAATGTTATATTTATATTAGTAAACAAAATAAAATAAAATGTCAAAGATATTAGAATTATACGGAACTACTGGACCTAAAACAGGTACAATCGATAGTAAAGGTAAAGATAAAACACCAATTGAACCAGATGGTGGTTTAAACTTATCTACAGATGAAAAAGCTTTAGCAAAAGCTAGAGGTGGTAAATTGAATCAAAAAAAGTATTCTGATTCGGTTAAAAGATAATCAATGAGTTGGAAATTTAATGGAAATATTGTTACAGAAGAAACCACACCAGAAGGTGCGGTGGGGTTTGTCTATAAGATAGTTGATACTAGAACTAATAGATTTTATATAGGAAAGAAATCCCTATCTCAAACTCGTAGATTAAAACCCCTAAAAGGAAAGACTCGTAAAAGGGTTGTAAAGAAAACATCTGATTGGGAGAAGTACTACTCATCAAACGAATGGATTAAATCCGAAGTAAAAGCTGGAAACGCTGAATATTTTGAAAGAGAAATCATTCAGTTTTGTTTCTCAAAGAAATCCTTATCATATTACGAAATTAAATGGCAGTTTCATTACGATGTCCTTGCCAATGAACAAGCAATAAACGAAAACCTTATGGGAAAATTCTTCCGTAGGGATATTATAAATTAAAGTTATGACAATACCTGAAATCGCAAAGAAGTACGGAATCTCCGAATCTTATTTAAACGCAAAAGATGATGCACTACAAATAGCAGCAGCATCATTATTAGACCTTAAAGGAATGTTGGAAGCAAACCAACCAAAAGCACCAATTGCAGCAAAAATGCAGTTTTTAGCTGATTTCCTTTATGATGTAAAGAATTCCAATCATTAATTTGGATAATTCCCAAAAAAGTTGTATATTTGTATAGAATATACCAATTATGCTATCTGGG